TACGTGCCTGATGGAACGTATAGAAGTTAACATACTTGCGTCTATCAAATACATCACCGAGTTGAATAATGTGTTTGATTCCTTCCTTCTCGAGGTAAGGAAAGAATGTTTCATTATAAAACTTAGCGAAGAATTTGTGAAAAGCAGGGTTATCGTTACGCGCACCGAAGTGTGTGTCTCCTAACAAGCAGATTTTCATTCTGTATCTTCTTCTTCAATAAACAGATCAATGCCTTTTTTGCGTTTGACTTTCTTCTTGTCGATTCCTTCTTCGAACGACTTAATGAAGTCAGAAACACTCTCGTTATCAAACTCAGCAGGATTAAATGCAAACTCATCGTCAGCGCCTTGCTCAACCAACTCATTGAACAGCATACTGTTCTCAGCAGTCTTGTGCTTTATGTACAGCTGCTTCTTTTCTTTTTGAATGCGTCTGAGAAAGGCGTAGTAAATGATTTGTGTAAAGTATGCAAACGGATTATCCGACTTACTTGGATCGAAGTTATCAAAGTAGCTAACACAGTTCTCGATCCCATCGCTTATCATCTCATCGCGATATGAATAGTTGACAAAGTTTGGTTTGGTTGCTAGTCTTTTTGCAATTAGAAGAATACACTCACCAACATAATTCGGAATTTGTGGTTTCGGTTTATCATTTGCAGCAGCTTCCTGCACCCTTGTTCGGTAATCAACTATTACTGCGAACAGTTGTTTGTTGTCAACATAATGTGTAGCCATATCAGTTCATACTCATATCATCAGGCGATATGCTCTCTAGTAAATTTTTAAAATGCTTCTCCTTGACACTTTCATCTGTCGAGGATCTCAATTCAACATTGTCACGCAGTTCATCATCAATCTTCTCTGCGAGCTCCTGCTTAAAGACGCTTGCTGTTAGTAAATAAAAATCAGCAAACGGCTTTCGAGCTTCGTACCCATGTAAGTAGTCATCTTTATTGAATACGAATGTGTCATTATCCGTGAACATCATGTATTTGGCAAGCGACATTGACGGTAAAGGACCATAAAAATATTTGTAGTTGATCTGAAACGGATCACGCAACACAATAGCTGCGGGTGTATCTTTAACAAGTTCCCCAACAACCTCAGTCCCATTTGTAAGTTTGATGATCAAAATCATGTCTGTCCTTTGAGTTTGATTGTGTACGTTTTGTATTCAAACTTCTCAGCGTTGTACATCTTAATGCGCTCACTGAAATGTTTGATCGTATGGTTCTCATACGACTTCCGCGAAAAATCATCAGCGACATCATACAGAGTAGCATCTAATTTACCTTCAGCAGTACGAATACCACGACCGATAGACTGCAACACACGAATACGTGACTTACTTGGACTTCCGAATATAACGTTGTTCAGTCTAGGAATGTTAGTACCTGTAGAGAACGTTTTGTAGGAGGCAATGACGATAACGTTATCATGTGTTGCTATGTATTTGCGAATCCTCTCACGCTCTTCACCTTCGATAGCTCCGTAAACTAAAAATACATCTCGGTCCGGAACTAAGTCCTTTATCATCTGCTGCAATAGTTTACCATGTTTCTGAAAGTTAAACAACAAAAGTGTATTGCCCTTTAACGACACTGTTAGACCAGCGAGAAACCTATTACGCATCTTGCTTTCAACGATCACTCTCAACTCATCTTTGTACACGGGCTTTGCTTTTGCCATCAGCTGACGGAATTCATCCTCGTAACTGAGAACGATTGCTTTGATCTTCAAAGCAGCAACGGTCCCCTTTTCCATCAGTTCAGCAGTCGTGGTAACTACTTCCACTGGGCCAAACAGCCCTTCAAGAACTAATTGATTGGTTTTCATACCATCGAGAGTACCCGTCAACCCGAAACGAATCTCACACTTAGTGAGGTTTTCCATGATCGATATCAAGCTCTTTGCATTAAACCCGTGAGCCTCATCACCAATGATTGCACCGTAGCGATCAAACCACTTCTTTGGTAGTTTGTAGATACTTTGCCAAGTTGTGATTGTGACTTGCTGATCCGTTGTCTTCTCTTGACCAGAAAATACTTTGTGAATTTGATCAGGATCGAAACCGTACTCAACAAAATCAGATGCTAACTGGTGGACCAAGCCTGTGTTAGGAACGACAATAAGAATATTGCTGGTCATGTAGAATCGCGTCAGCATGTAGATGATTAGCGACTTACCTGAGGCTGTTGGTGATATAAGGATGGCTCTATTCGAGCGTACAGCGTGTACAAACGCTGATAACTGGTAGTCTCTAACCTCGTACGGTAGTTCAAGAGACCTTACAAATTCCTCTGCTTGTACGGTGGATAATTCAATTCCAGCAAAGTCGTTTGGGTTATCGAATTCGAGTGTGTAGCCACGACTCTTTGCAAACTCTTCAACACGTGAGAGGAGACCGACATAAACCGTCCCTCTCATTAAATGAAACAAACGAATCTTACCGTCCCAGAGTTTATTCTTAAAGGCAGGTGAAAACCTTGCTCCGGGAACATTGAATGTGAAGTACTCACTTAGCTCATATGCTGTACTGCTATCACAATGCAGTTTCAGATGGACTTCATTATATTTCGTGACTCGTATTACTTCACTCATGCACCGTTCTTAAATCGCTCCCAATCGATTGCGTTCTTTATGAGAAAGCCACGATTAGTGACTGTTTTGATAGCTGACTCAAGGAAAGACAGCTTTTGCTTCTGTATATCTATCTTGGCCTGAATCACCTGGATATCTGGATCGCTTTCCATGTAAATCGGAAGATCTGCCTTCAGAATCTTTAACGAATTAGGATCCCAGCCCCGCTCTTCGAGCGTTTCACGATCGAGTGAGCCCATGTAATATTCATGTTTTAAGCGGTATAGAGTCTTGTAGTCTTGCTCGAGCTTCTTTAACAGTAGCCCTTCTTCGACGTAAATCTTATAGTACTTGTGATGCAGTAAAGGAATACGAAGGCTCTCTGCACCAAGTTCTGTATCATCCATATGGGAATCCTTTTCCCACTGTTCCATAATCAAATCAAATTTCATTTATTACACTAAGGGTTTTACTTCAAATCTTCTATTAGCAAAAGTAGCAGTAGATGTTAGGTACTGAACATCGGCCGATGTACTATCAAACTCTAAGCCGGAAAGGTCAACAGGGAAGCAGTCGTAGAACGTGATTTCCATATTAGGATTCATTGCACTGTCCATGACGATCAATGTAATGTCGGAAAACACACCATCACCAGAAGATAACGAAGCACCAGCAATATTAGAGTACTGAGCGAAGTTATCAGGGAATCCAACGGCTTTCAGCCAGTCGTAGATCTCCAAATAGTTTTGCATGTTCTCATCTACTTTGAACGTCACCTGGAGATTGCCAAATGTTAGCTTTGTTCCTGGGAATGGGATTTTAATGAACGGAGTTTCTGCATCAGCGGTACCGAGTGATACACTTGGCAACAAAGCTGCTTGCACGAAATAATTAATGTGGGGAGTCTTCTTAATCTGTAGCTTAAAGCCAAGCGGCGACAGAAAACTTGGGTTGGTTGGTTGATTGTCTATAACACTCATGGTCACTCCTTCGAGCTATTTATCCAATAAAAAAGGCCCTCCGAAGAGGGCCTTTGAAATAACTGCTGTTATTATAGTTATTATTACAGCAAGTTGTTTACAAGTGTACGACGGTAGTACACGTTGCTATCTTTCACGAGAGCGCCAGCGCCACGTGTCAAGCCTTGTGCGAATGGGTTTGCAACCATACCGTAACGAGTCTTGAAACCGATCTTAGGTGCGAAGCTGTCTTGATCAACAGCACGAACCATTTGGAGCGGAACGTATGGGCAGTAGAACAGACCAGCATCGAATGCGCTAGAACCTTTGTAACCAACAGTCAAGTAGTTACCTGTGGTGTATGGATCGATGTAAACTTTGAAGCGACCATTCAAGATACCAGCGAATGTGTTACCTGTATCGTCAACTTGCAAGTTGTTGCTGTTCAAAGCAGGAGTGTAGTCAAGAACACCAGCCATTTGCAATGCAGACGCAACGTCTGAAGAGCAGATGATGATGTTACC